TCAACGACTCCAAGCCGCAGAGTCAAAACAAGACGGTCAATCCACCGGCGGCGATAACGCAATTTACCCACACTGGAAAATGGAAGAAGGCGGCAGCAGTCTGCTTCGCTTCTTACCTGACGGTGACGATAAGAACACATTTTTCTGGGCAGAACGACAAATGATCCGGCTTCCGTTCAACGGTATTAAGGGTCAGGCTGACAGCAAAAACTTATATGTGCAGGTACCATGTGTAGAAATGTGGGGTGATTCTTGCCCAATTCTAGCAGAAGTTAGAACTTGGTTTAAGGATGCATCACTTGAAGACATGGGACGCAAGTATTGGAAAAAGCGTAGTTACGTTTTCCAAGGGTTTGTTCGCGAGAACGCACTTGCAGATGACACTCCACCCGAGAATCCAATTCGACGGTTCATTATTGGTCCACAAATTTTTAATATTATTAAAAGTGCACTGATGGACCCAGAACTAGAAGAGTTGCCAACCGACCTTAGTGCCGGTCTTGATTTTCGTATTAATAAGACCTCAAAGGGTGGGTATGCTGATTATTCTACTTCTAAGTGGTCACGAAAAGAAACACCACTAACCGAAGAAGAACAAGCAGCAATTAGCACCCATGGACTATATGACCTTTCTGAATTCTTGCCGAACCGACCATCTGAGGAAGGACTTCGTGTTATGAAACAGATGTTTGAAGCCAGTGTTGATGGCGAGGCATACGACCCAGACCGGTTTGGTGCATATTACCGGCCAGCAGGAATGTCTGCTCCATCTGGCACTAGTGTTTCTACTGCACCAGCACCAGCACCAGAGTCGTCACCAGAACCTGCCCAGTCAACCGTTCAGCCAGAACCAGCACCTGCTGAAGCAGATACTGAGCCAAAGGCTGACACTGGAACCCAGAAGGCTGAAGATATTTTGGCTATGATTCGGTCTAGACAGTCTAGTTAACTCCAAAAAAGAGTAGGGGCAATGCCCCTACTCTTTTTCTATTCAATTAATTTAAAAATAATTCGCTATATTATATCGCGATAAATCTACGTATAAACCACTTAGGAAAAACTATGCCGAAACCATTTGATGTTTCAAAATTTAGAAAACAAATCACAAAGTCTATTGATGGACTTTCAATTGGGTTTAATGACCCCACTGACTGGATTAGTACAGGAAACTATGCTCTAAACTACCTTATTTCGGGTGAGTTTGATAAAGGTGTTCCACTTGGAAAAGTGACGGTGTTCGCTGGGGAAAGCGGAAGTGGTAAAAGTTACATGTGCTCGGGAAATATCGCTCGTCATGCCCAAGAACAAGGAATTTATGTAGTTCTTGTTGATACAGAAAATGCACTTGATGAGACATGGTTACAAGCACTTGGCGTTGATACAAGTGAAGACAAACTACTTCGTCTTAGCATGGCCATGGTTGATGATGTTGCTAAAACCATTAGCACATTTATGACTGATTACAAAAATCTCCCAGATGAAGAAAAGCCAAAGGTTCTTTTTATTATTGACTCTCTTGGCATGATGCTTACACCTACTGATGTCAATCAATTTGAATCAGGTGATATGAAAGGTGATTTGGGTAGAAAAGCAAAGAGTTTGACTGCACTTGTGCGTAACTGTGTCAATATGTTTGGTGCATATAATGTAGGTATGGTTTGCACAAATCACACCTATGCAAGTCAAGATATGTTTGACCCGGACGACAAAATCAGTGGTGGTCAGGGATTTGTGTATGCTTCTTCTATTGTGGTAGCAATGAAGAAGATGAAACTTAAAGAAGACGAAGATGGCAACAAAATTTCTGATGTAAAAGGTATTCGTGCTGGATGTAAGGTAATGAAAACTCGTTATGCAAAACCTTTTGAGAGTGTTCAAGTTAAGATTCCTTATGAGTCGGGAATGAACCCATATAGTGGTCTCGTAGATCTTGCTGAAAAGAAAGGGTTGCTTGAAAAAGACGGCAATAAACTAAAATTTACCACCCCTTCGGGTGAAGAAGTCAAGCAATTCCGCAAGGCTTGGGAACGAAACGACGATGGTTGTTTAGATTTGTTGATGCAAGACTTTGTAAAAAAAGAAGAAGTGCTAAGTACCGATGCACCAGACGTGCCAGATGAACCGGAGGAAGATAATGTCGATTGACTTAGCAAATGATTTGTGGATTGAGTTAAAAAGTTATATTAACTATGCCGAAAGAGAAGATGCTGCAAAAGTTGTGGTAGACCTCTTAGGTGATTATGACTTTGCACCTGATGAAATAGTAGCAGCATTTAAATCTGACACAGATATGCAAGAAGTTATTCAACGAGAGCATCCTGATGTTGAGATGGATATAGATGACCCAGAGGATGATTACTTTTACGAGGATGAAGACGAATAACATCTTATGTGGTATAGCCGTATAACAAATGACCTAGGTCAAATACCAAATTTTCTTGCTCACTATGAAAGTGAATTAGAAGATGCTAAAGGTGAATGCAAACTCTCTGGTATGGTTGAGCGTAATATAAAAGACCTACCGGGTATTACTGAACATAGGTTCAATCAGTTACAAGAAATTGAAGCGGTATTGAGTTATCTTAACATAGAATTGAAACGTGTTCGCAGACGCCACTTTCAAAAATATCTGGAAAACTATGCTCGTGCGTTGACCAGTCGTGATGCTGAAAAATATGTAGATGGCGAGGATGAAGTGGTTGATTTTGAAACTATAATTAATGAAGTTGCACTAATGCGTAATCGCTGGCTCGGAATAATGAAAGGTTTAGATAACAAACAGTGGATGTCGGGCCATATTGTTAGGTTGCGTGCTGCTGGTATGGAAGATATTCAGGTTTAATAATGTATAGACCATTTACCACACCAACAGAAAGCCATAAACATAGTTTGCAAACATTGCGTTTGTTGTATGAATTTGATGATTTTATGGAGAGTGTCGAAACTCTCGCCGACATGGGATGTGGCGAAGAGGGACTTGATCTTGAATGGTGGGCAACAAGAACTACACGTGATGAGGATAGTCCAGAATTATTAGATATTAAATGTACTGGTATTGATTTAGTAAAAACAACTCGCTCTGCTAGGGATCATAAAAACATAGTATATCTACAAAGAGATTTCGAAAATTTTGACGATGAAAAGAAATTTGATGTAGTTTGGTGTCATGATTCTTTTCAGTATGTTTTGAACCCTCTCAAAACCCTTGCCGAATGGTGGCATAAAATAACACCGGGTGGAATGGTGGTCTTAATTCTTCCACAATTTACTAATGTGGAGTTTAATGAGTTGGCATTTGATCAATGGTCCGGGTGTTATCATAATCATACTGTGGTTTCTTTAATTCACCAATTAGCAGTTAATGGATTTGACTGTCGCGATGGATTTTTTAAAAAAGGCGTTAATGATCCATGGCTCCACGCAATAGTTTATAAAAGCGAACAGCCACCAATGAATCCAAGAACAACAACTTGGTATGATTTGGATGAATGCGGATTAATACCAGAATCAGCATCTAAAAGTTTAAAACGGTTTGGGCATGTAAGACAGCGAGACTTAGTGTTGCCATGGCTGGATAAAAGTCTTACATGGTTTGGGCAACATTAAAAATGAAAATATTATTATTGTCACCCAAATCAGGCATTCCAAAAAGTAAAAAAGAGGTTAATAGTTTTACATCCGTATGGTGCTATTATCTATATCATGAATTAAGAACATTTGATATTGAGATAGATTTTTTAGCAGTCCCGCCATTTGATTCTGACGAAGAACTTTCTCAATGGTTTGAAAATTTAGATGTTGAAAAATATCATGGCATAGTCGCATTAGGTCTTAGATACTTTAGTCAGTTGCCACAAGCAATCGGACAATCTTTATATGATCGTTATCAAGGCATTCTTTGTCAATTATATGATGGCAGTCGCTTAGATTCAGATCCTGTAGATGTGACATTTACCTTTAGGGATGATGACTGGAGGTATCCTCTTGGATCTTCAAATAATAGGTATCAAAGACATCATGATAACAATGTTTTGATAGGATGGGCTGCAGATTCACGATTAATAAAAAGCAAACAACCACGCAAGAAACTTAGCATTCTCGTAGATCATTCTGCATTTAATCACAATGCATCAGATCGTTCATTTGATACTCTTATGAATATCAGAAATTTAATACATTCTGGTGTGTATAAGGATCACGGGTTTGATTCAGTTGAAGTCAGACGATTTGTTTCTGGTGAAGTAGAAATTGTTGATATAGATAATTTTACTATAGAGCGATATGATAGAAAAGGAATATCATATGTAGATGCTTGTAAAGAATACTCAAAATCACATATTTTCTGTGTTACGCACGAAGAAAGCGTTGGACAAGCTATAATTGAAAATGCCACATCTGGTGCGTTAATTCTTAGTCCTAAAGGGTTGGTGAATAAAGATCGTTTAAACACAACCAGACACATTGAGTGGGATTCTACAATCAACTGGCAATCTACACTGGATGCAATTGATATAAAAAAATCCAGACAAAAAGCACTTGAAAATTCTTGGCATGATATCAGTAAAAAAATAATTGATACTATTGAAACTCGATACAACCAAAAACATTCTGAGGAATCTCTGTGATTAAAATAATTTGTTTAAAGTGGGGAGAGAAATACGGCTCAGAATATGTCAATCGGCTGTATAATGGCATTAAAAGAAATTGCACATTACCATTTGAACTCCACTGCTTTACTGACAATAAAGCGGGAATTGCTCAAACCGTTATAACACATGACTTACCATACTCTGCTACAGTTGCCTCATGGTGGAATAAAATCTGGTTGTTCAGCAATGAAGTGCCGTTTGCTAAAGACGAACACATATTTTATCTAGACTTAGACACGCTGATTACAGGCAATATTGATTACCTCTTGATGGATAATACAGATGGGTTAGTTATGTTGCAAGATTTTTACTGGGGGCTAGCCAGAACCGCAACACAATCTGCTTCTGGTGTAATGTCTTGGAATGTGGGAAAATTTAATCATGTTTGGAATAGTTTTATACAGAATCCAGAAAAAGCAATTGAGTCGGTTCATCCACACGGAGACCAAGTTTTTATCGGCAATACTTTACGAAATAGTGTTAAATACTGGCAAGATTTGTATCCTGAACAAATAGTAAGTTTCAAAGTGCATTGTGCTAATGGATTGCCAAATAATGCAAAAATTGTATGCTTTCACGGCGAACCTTCTATACCAGATGCCGCAACAAAATCATGGAAATCTTGGAAATTTAAGGCCGAGCCTCAGCCATGGGTATTGGATTATTGGAAATGAATAATAAAGGCTATCGTGTAGTGCATGTTAATATACCAGCCAAGCATATTTTTGGTATGGTTGGAAGGTGTGGCGGCGGTCATAATTCAGTATGGACGGATTGGACTAAAGAGGGAAGAACAAAAAGAAGCAAAATTATTGCAGAATTTGAATCTGGACTTGATGAAATATGCGGCCATTATAAAAGACTTGAAAAAAGTATTTTAGCAGAAGGCTTTCGCAATCCAATAACAATAACATGCGGCCCACCCAAAAAACGCTCATGGGATTGTGTCCCTCCAGAAATGCATAAAACCAACCCTAAGAAACTACTTTTTTTAGAAACAACAGTAGGTGGAAGTCGTTTGTGGATAGCACAAAAGCATAATATGACCGTTCCTTGCCTAGTAAATGATTGGACTGGTAGGTATCAAACTCACAAAGAATTAACCGATGTTGAAGAGATTAAAAAACTTTATGTAGATCCACCAAAGAAATTAAATTTTGACGATAGACTTGGGCTAATTGAACAATTTGACACACAAAAAGTAGGTCATCATCTTGGTTCAGAATGGAGCGAAGATAAACTAGTTGTTCAGCGAGCCCCATTATGGGTAGGTATAATGAACAAATATGGCTACCGCGTTGATGGTTTGCCTAAATTTGTTAATCAGATACTTCTTGATGCCGGTATTGACCAATCTAAACTAGACAAGTAAATATTTTATACTCCTTATGTTAAATGTTATTTGCGTTAAACATGGTACAAAGTATGACCATGAGTATGTCAATAGACTCAAAAATATGGTGTCTCGGCATCTAACGCTTAAACACAGATTTATATGTTTTACAGAAAATACTGATAAGATATCATCTGATATAGAAATTATCAATTTACCTGATGTGCCGGATTTGGCTGGCTGGTGGTATAAGCCTTATATATTTTCACCCAATCATTTTTCATCAGGCGATATTAACTTATACTTTGATTTGGATATGGTGATTGTCAATAATATTGACCACTTTATCCGATACCAACCAAACCAATTTGTTGGTTTGCAAGACCTCTCTAGAATATTCCGACGAAACTGGGTTAAACTAGGCAGTGCTGTTATGAAGTGGCCAGCAAAAACACAAACCGAAATATGGACGGAGTTTGAAAAAAACCACAAGTCTATAACCAAGAAGTTTCGTGGTGACCAAGACTGGATTTGGCATTTATGTCGTGATGAATTACAATTCTTCCCCGAGAAGTGGATTCAAAGTTATAAGTGGCAAATACGCGACCGGAATGACTTAGAGAAAACATGCCACGGCTTGCGATTCACAAAAACGAAAGACCCTGTTATACCTGTTGATACATCAGTTTTGGCTTTTCATGGAACACCCAATATTGTTGATGTCAAAGACCCAGTTATTGTTAGAAACTGGTGTTAAGCACTTGCAATCGTTCATGCGAGTTGTTATACTACTCTTTCATTCACTGACGAAAGGGCATTATCGTGACACAAGTTTTAGTACACGAAGGCAAATACCGCACATTTGATGTTTATAATCAGACATTTGAGTTAGTCAAAGATTACAAAGAAGGCAAGCGAGGTGGTTTTGTTACCGTTCGCAGCAATGGACGTTTTGGGCCAGAGCATGACGTTGTGCGTATTCGGGTAGGCAGTCCAAAAAATATTGAAATCGGTGATTTTGAAGATGTTTCAGAGTCAGTGTCACCAGAACAGGGCGAGACTGACGAAGAAGTAATTGAGCGTATTGCCGAGCGATTTGATATCCTAGACAACATGACTCGTGCCACTGTAAATGGCGATGTCCGTGCAATGATCGTTTCTGGTCCTCCCGGTGTCGGCAAGAGTTATGGCATTGAAAAGCAATTAGAAATGGCGGGGTTGTTCGATACCATTGGTGCTAGAGAGCAGAAGTATGAGTTTGTTAAAGGTGCGATGACGCCCATTGGTCTTTATTGCAAATTATTTGAGCGTCGCGAATCTAATAATGTCATCGTCTTTGACGATTGTGACAGTGTCTTGCTAGATGATCTTTCTCTTAATATCCTCAAGGCGGCATTAGATACAGGTAAAACTCGTCGTATTCACTGGAACGCTGATAGTCATAAACTACGTAGCGAAGATGTACCCAACAACTTTGAGTTTCGTGGAAGTGTTATTTTTGTGACAAATCTTAAGTTTGAAAATGTCCGTAGCAAAAAGTTGGCAGATCATCTTGACGCATTACAAAGTCGTTGTCACTACCTTGATTTAACTCTAGATACTATGCGTGACAAGATTCTCCGCATTCGCCAAATTTTTCTCAAGGGTGATTTGTTTAAAGATTACAATTTCTCTCCAAATATGGGTGAAGAAATCATTGATTTTATGCAGGAAAATCATGGTCGTCTACGTGAGGTAAGTTTGCGAATGGCACTTAAGATTGCAGATTTGACTAAGATTTCTGATGATTGGAAAACTCTGGCTAAAAATACCTGTATGAGTAAGTAAACCTATAGATGAAAAAAGCAACGATTATTGTTAAAGACGAGGTCAACGTCAAAATTGAAGGACTTGACCTCGATACCAGACGAAAACTGACTGGCAAGTTTAAATATGAAATCCCGGGAGCCAGATACATGCCAGCGGTGAGGCTGGGCCGCTGGGATGGGAAAGTGGCATTTTTTCAATTAGGCGGATCAACTTTTGTTAATTTGTTGCCAGAAATTATACCTATTCTTGTAGAAGAAAATTATGAGATTGAGGTCGACGACCGTAGAACATATCAAGTAGATTATGATTTAGAAGATGTTGATGAACAATCTTTTTCTGACAGAAAGTGGCCATCAACACATCCTGCTGCTGGTGATTCTATAGTACTTCGTGATTACCAAGTAGAAATAATTAATAATTTCTTAAAAAACCCACAATCAATTCAAGAAATCGCTACCGGTAGTGGTAAAACGATAATGACTGCGGCATTAAGCCAGCGTGTAGAACAACATGGCCGAAGCATAGTTATTGTTCCTAACAAAAGTTTGGTGACACAAACTGAAAAAGACTATAGCAACATGGGGCTTGATGTTGGTGTATTTTATGGCGATAGAAAAGAGTTTGGACATCAGCACACAATCTGTACTTGGCAAAGCCTTAATGGTTTAATGAAAAACACCAAGAATCAAACTGCCGATATTTCTATTAGTGAGTTTTTAGAAGGTGTTGTTTGTGTAATTGTTGACGAAGTACACAGTGCAAAAGCTGATGCATTAAAAACCCTATTAACAGGTGCAATGGGACATGTTCCAATACGATGGGGATTGACTGGAACAGTACCAAAAGAAGATTATGCATATCAAGCATTGCACGTTAGTCTTGGACCTGTGGAATCACAGTTGTCAGCATCTGAATTGCAGGACAGAGGGGTATTAGCAAACTGTCATGTCAATATAGTTCAAATGATTGATTATGTAGAATATAATAACTATCAGAGTGAATTGAAATATCTACTTGAAGAATCTGGTCGTTTGGATATGATGAGCCAGATTATCAAACAGGCTAGTAATTCAGGCAATGTTCTTGTTCTCGTTGATAGAGTATCTGCCGGAAAAGAGTTAGAATCTAGGTTAGATAACTCGGTATTCATTTCTGGTAGTACAAAAGCAACAGACAGACAGGACCACTATGACCAAGTTGCTGACTCCGAAGGTAAGATTATCATTGCAACATACGGTGTTGCTGCAGTAGGAATTAATCTTCCTAGAATTTTTAACCTTGTTTTGATTGAGCCGGGCAAGAGTTTTGTTCGAGTTATTCAGTCAATTGGTCGTGGTATTCGTAAAGCCGAAGATAAAGATCACGTACAAATTTGGGATATTACATCAACTTGCAAATTTGCAAAACGCCATTTAACAAAGAGAAAAAGTTTCTACAAAGAGGCACAATATCCATTCTCAATAGAAAAATTAGATTGGCAAAACTAAAAAATAACTTGACTTCAACAACACATAGGTAGTACAATAATAGGTTATGAAAATATTAACGCTTGAAGATGGTGCATACGAGTTAGACACCATACCAGAAGAAATAGACGATATACGATTCGCAATTTTAGACAACTCAGACCCCACAAATCCAGATTACTTTTTTATTCCTCTAATTTTTCTAGAAAGTTTTAATGCACCTGCATTAGTTCTGCGAATAGATAATGAAATTATTAAAATGCCTATGGACTGGCATATATTAATTGGCGAAGCAGAGTTGGGCGATCTTGAGATGTTGCCAATGACCTCAATAAATGACAGAGGGTTTCGCACCTTCCTGTTCAATCCACTTACCAGTTTTAGTGCAGAATTTGCTGATGTAGAAATTGTAGATGTCTATCATGAGGTGACTTGGTATGCACCAAAGTTAAAAAATGGTCAGATTCTTTGCGTACCAATTGAATCGGGCGATAATCCACGCTGTATTTATTTTGCCAAAGATATTAGTAGAAACTGTGAGGTTGTAGATTATCGCAATGCGTGGTAAGTCACAAAGTACTAAATTAAATATACAGTGTGAAATGAAAATGCTCGATGAAAAGAGCAGGACGTTTTATGATGATTTAAATGAAGAGGAAAAGAAAAAGTTTTCAACCTATTTAATGATACGATGGGGGAGTTCAGTACAAGGTTCACCAGAATTACAAGAATATTATCTACATGCGACAAACCAACGGTTGAACAAACATTTTTTTGACATATATAATCATCCAAAACTGCAATGGCTCTGTGCATCAACTATTAGCCCGGACCTTGGTGTTTATAGACATACGTGGATAGGACATAAAAAGAAAAATCCTGATGAAAGCAAAAAGTTAAAAACTTTGAAAGAGATTTTTCCGACAGCAAAATTAGATGATTTGCAAACACTATCTAGTATTGCCGATAAAAAAGAAATTTCAGAATATAAAAAGAAATTTGGAGAATAATGACAGATTATACATGCAAATATTGTGGTAAAAGTTATGTGAGAGAATCAACTCTTGCTGCACATTTGTGTGAAATGAAACGTAGATATCAAGATAAGGATCATAAAGGCGTTCAACTCGGACTCAACGCGTATCTGAGATTTTTTGAAAAAACGCAAGGTTCTGCCAAATTAAAAACATTTGATGACTTTGCACAAAGTAGTTATTATCGTGGTTTTGTAAAATTTGGATATTATTTAATAAGAATTCGTGCTATAAACACTAGCCGTTTTATTGACTGGGTCATCGATAATAATAAAAAATTAGATCACTGGTGTAAAGATAAAATTTATGCAGAATACCTATATACGTATCTACGAACAGAAGCATCAAATGATGCACTTGAGCGAGCAATAGAATATAGTATTGAGTGGGGAGATGAAACAGAATGTCCTCCACATGATATGTTGCGATATGGAAATTCTAATAAAATATGCTACGCCATATCTACAGGTAGAATTAGTCCTTGGATAATATATAACTGTGAAAGTGGGCAATCATTTTTAGATAATCTAAATACCGAACAATTAGCAATTGTATGGCCATGGATAGAACCAGAATATTGGCAAGGACGCTTTGCAAAGTATCCTTCCGATCAATTATATGTGCAAAAAATATTAAAAGAAGCCGGGTGGTGATAAAAATTAATGAGTAATGTTTACAGTAATCCGTGGTCAGGCAAAAGACAGTTTTATAAAGGGAAAGTGAAAAAAACACTAACAGCAGAAACTGACCCATCCTATAAAAAATATTGTAAGAAAAAGAAAAACAAAAATAAAATAATGTCTTATGCCGCTTGGTGCAGAAAAGAAAGGCGAAAAGGAGGCATTTTTTAATGCCAGATGTTGACATAGATTTTGCAGATAGAAAAGCAATACTTGATTTAATTAAGCACACTCCTGCAAGACAAGAAAATAATGGTGAAATACAAAAACATAATTCTGGTGTTTATGTAAGTGATATACCCTATGATCCAATGAATAGTTGTGCGGCTATTGATTATCGATTGGCAGAAGACCGGGGTTATTTCAAAATTGATTTCTTAAATGTCTATGTGTATTCATTAATAGAAAATACCGAACACTATCAGTGGTTGCTAAATCAACCTGTGCCGTGGGAAACCTTGCAAGACAAAGCTTTTGTTGAAAAAGTGGTGCATCTTGGCAATCATTTTTATAATATGCAAAAAATGCCGGAGTCGGTTAATTCAATAGAACGGTTAGCAATGTTTCTGGCTATAATACGTCCGGGCAAGAAACATCTTATTGGAAAACCGTGGAAAGAAGTAGCAGAAACTGTGTGGGAATCAACCGATAGTGGATATACATTTAAGAAAAGCCACGCCATTGCTTATGCTCATCTTGCTGCTTTGCATATGCGATTAATCCATTTTTCTGACAAGAGTTATTGAGCGACGCTTTCCTTTTTTAGCAACGATTTCTGATAAACAGCACTCAGGGCCATGTAACAAATCTAAATCTTTATTATTAAATGTTTTTAGATACGGCCTAAACTTGTCCCATTCACCTTTCAAAAATATATTAATAGGAATCATTCGATTAGATTCCCACCACCATATGTTTCCTAGTTCTAAAAAACTAATTTTTAAATCAGGGTCTGTGATATCACCAAAATCATAGATAGTGGTTATATTTGAATCTCTGTTTTGAATTATTCCAAGGTATTCTTGACCTGCGTAACGACAGACAGAGATGAAAGGGTACTTTTCATCTAGTTTTTCAAATAGTTCAATACTCATAAATACTTTAGGTGATCAAGAATGTACTCGACTCAGGCATATTTATACCAACAAAACACTCGCATAATAATCAATGAAGTCGGTGCAGACTTTGACACAAAGAGGTCAAGAATAGTGTATGCAAAACCATTTCGCGTAAGTCGCGGTGTTGATAATAATTTACTTCTTGAATTTCAGAATCAAGAACAACGGCCTTTCGATCTAACAGGCAGTACCCTAATTTTTAGAGCGATAAGCCGTGATGGCAAACAATTATTAATAGAAAAACCAGCAACAATACTTAATGCTAAATCAGGGCGGGCCCGAGTAACGATTACTGCAGCAGATTTAGACAATGTTGAAGCACAAGATGCAAGTTGGTCAGTAACACGAGAATCTGGTGTATTAACTGAACCAACTTATATGGATGAACAGGCTGGTTCACGCGGTGAATTAGAAATTCGTGACGCTGTTTTCCCTGATTATGTGCATACCTCTGAAATTACAATGCCATCACAATCAGAGTTTATTGGTAATGAACGCCAATCAACCTATGGATTGAATTCACCACCTAGTGATCCACAGGTACAATATAGCAGCTGGATACGAGGCAAAGAGATTGACCAATCAACATTTCAAATCAAACTAAAAAATTATACTGGAAATTTAGAAGTGCAAGGTGCGTCAAATAGTGATGATATATGGTTTGGGAAAATCGGGTATCCTTGGTTTGAAGTTGATTTCTCACTTGCCAACGACAACAATAATACAAAAATTCCAGAATTAGAACTTGAAGATAGTAGTGAAATAATTGCTATCAACATTACGGGTTATTATCCGTGGCTCCGTATATACGGAAGAGTTTCTGGCGGTTCAATAGAAAATATCCTATATAGATAGATGATTAAAAAAATAGTAGGATTTGGTGATTCATGGGTGTATGGAGATGAACTATTAGATCCAGAGTATGCCAAAAAAGTAAAAACAGCTCACCCAAATGACATTCAAAATAAACCGTACCGTGAGAAGAATTGTTTTCTTGGTCTTCTTGGCGAATACTATGATGTTCCTGTAGAAAATTTTGGTATTGCTGGTGGTAGTTTACAAAGTTCAATATGGACATTTTTGTGGTGGTATGAAAACGAAAAAGAATTTGATTTATCAGAATGTTTAATTCTTGTTGGTCACACAGACTCAGATCGTTCGAGTTTTTACGATCCAAACCACGTGGTGTACGAAGATGACCCCCCTTGGAATCGTTTTGCCCATAGTTCTTGGGTGGAATATGGATTTATGGGAATATCTAAAGAAATGCGAGAGATGGCAAAAATGTACACAGTCCTTACAGACAGCCCAAATTTAAGGCGTTTGAATTACATGCAAGCAGCATTGTTTTTTGATGGGGTTGCAAAAAGTCATAATTTGCAATTATACCAATTTCATATTATGCCACGTGAAGTTGAACTAAATCTTGATACCATAATATGGGATGGTGAAGACACCACAACTTGGTTTAGAGATCATCCTGCAAATCAACGCAGAGAGTTGATAAAAGAGGTCGGCCATCCAAATGAAATTGGTCACGAAATGATAAAAAACCGGTTGATTTCAAGTATCGAAAAGTGATATAATCTATCTAATGATAGATGTTAGACAATATCTCCCAGCCAATGCTAAAACCACCCCATCTGGGTGGATTAGTTTCTCAGGCCCATGTTGTATCCATAATGGTGAAACTGTTGATACTAAAAATCGTGGTGGATTAATCACCTCAGAAGAAGGTTGGACTTACAATTGCTTTAATTGTGGATTTAAGTGTGGATTTAAAAATGGTCGTAATTTAAATTTTAAAGCAAGAAGTTTTCTTCAGTGGCTGGGTGTTGATGGTACAGAGATTGATAGAATTAATTTAGAAAGTTTGAAATATCGTTCTATGAATGATATTGTGGCTACAATAAATTATAATCAGCCAAAGAAAAAACAGATTAACTTTGATTCTAAAGAATTGCCTCAAAACATTGAACTGATCAACGCCAAACATTTAGATCACAAAAAGCATCTGCTTAGCAGATGTATCGATGACTCGTATCCGCTGATGGCGATTGATTCCAATGAGTACGGTAGAGAAGGCATACTAGTACCATTTACCCACGATGAAAAAACAGTGGGATATACAATCAGATTTCTTGACAACCGCAAACCAAAGTATCTTTCAGACAGCCAACCCGGATATGTTTTTGGTATAGATTTACAACAAGAAAACTGGAAATACACTATTGTGACAGAGGGTATTTTTGATGCACTCTCCATTGATGGATTATCGGTAATGCATAGTACAGTCTCGTCACAACAAGCAGAGTTGATAAATCGGCTTCGACGTGAGGTCATTGTGGTTCCTGACCAAGATAACGCAGGAATGAGTATGATAGACCGAGCATTAGAACTTGGGTGGTCAGTAAGCATTCCACTTGAATGGCCTGAAGGCTGTAAAGACGTAAATGATGCTGTTAGAAAAATAGGGCGTTTATCAACAATAATAACTATTATACAAAATGCAGAACATAGTCGAATTAAGATAGAGATGAATAAAAAGAAACTTAGACGAAAACTAGGGATATCCATTGTCACTTAAAGAATACGGACCAGAAGTTCAACAATTATTTTTGGAAATGCTTCTTTATGATGCAGAGCTGTATGTGCGTATTCAAAATATATTCAATCCACTAAATTTTGATCAACGTCTGCGTCCAGTTGCTGAATTCATGCAAGAGCATTGTGACAAATACTACACAATGCCAGAGCGTGAGCAGATTTCTGCAACTACTGGTATCAAATTGCAGCCAATTGATGGGCTTAATGATGGGCATTTTGATTGGCTATTAGAAGAATTTGAAGCATTTACTCGCCGCCAAGAATTGGAGAGAGCAATACTGAAGTCTGCTGACCTATTAGAAAAGGGTGATTACGACCCTGTAGAGAAACTTATAAAGGATGCGGTCCAAATAAGTTTAACTAAAGATATGGGCTTGGACTATTTTGATGACCCCCGTGCAAGATTAACTGCTCTTAAAGATAATAATGGGCAAAACTCAACTGGGTGGACAGCATTAGACAAAGTACTGTATGGCGGATTTAATCGTGGTGAATTACAGATTTTTGCTGGTGGCTCTGGTTCAGGTAAAAGTTTGTTTATGCAAAACCTATCTGTCAATTGGATAGAGGCTGGGCTAAATGGTGTTTATATAACCCTAGAACTTTCCGAAGGGTTAACTGCTATGCGTCTTGATGGTATGCTGACTAATACTGGTTCTAAAGAGATTTTTAAAGACCTTGACACTGTAGAAATGAAAGTCAAGATGATGTCTAAGAAGTCTGGTACATTACAAATAAAGTATATGAATGCACAGAGTACAGTTAATGACATTCGTGCATATGTAAAAGAACTATCAATAAAAACTGGTAGACAAATTGACTTTATTTGCGTTGATTATCTTGACCTACTAATGCCAGTAAGTGCGAAAGTTTCTCCCAATGACTTATTTGTTAAAGACAAGTATGTTTCTGAAGAACTGCGAAACCTTGCAAAAGAACTTGGTGTACTCTTTGTTACTGCGTCCCAGTTAAATCGAGCCGCAGTAGAAGAAATAGAATTTGACCATTCACATATTTCTGGCGGTATTTCTAAAATAAACACGGCTGATAATGTGTTTGGTATTTTTACTAGTCGTTCTATGCGTGAGCGTGGTAGATACCAAATCCAGTTAATGAAAACTCGATCAAGCTCCGGTGTTGGGCAAAAAGTAGATCTGGAGTTCGATATGAACTGCTTAAGAATTAGTGACTTGAGCGAGGCTGAATCATCACCAGCACAGCCGAGCATTCTAAATTCCCTTGGGAAACAAGACAGCACTGGTAACTTCTACAGGGGTACTAGACTCTGGGCATCTGAGCCGGGAAAAATTGACGCTGATGTACAAAGTACAAAATTAAAACAGATGCTCAATCAAATAAAAAATCAATAATTGCAATTTAGTTGCGTTTTATAATCTTTCTTGTTAAAATAAATATCTAAAAGGATTCTCAAGCATGCAAAAACATACTCGCAGCATTTTGGACGAGTTGGAGTCCATCTACCAAGAAAAGCACTCTGACCGCGATCAAAATTATATTATAGAAAGTCGTGCTAGAAATGTCATTGCGAGTGCTGTGAGACTAATAGAGCAGATTGAAGAATCGTATTCTGAAGAAGAAGCCGAAAATTTATCTCGTAAGTTTTTAAACGCTATTCGTAATCGCGATCCTAACAAGTTTGCACGTATGTTGCGAAAAGCCACACCACGAGGCACTGAAGATGGGCGGTAATGCTTTTAAATCCCCTGATGGCAAACAGTTAACTCAGCAAATAAAGCAAGATCAAATTCCAAAAACTATTGAGTGGCTTGAAGGATTAACTGGTCTGCCATTAACTGACTATCAGTTGGGCAGCACTGGTCAAAAACCTATGTCTGGCGACATTGATTTGGTGGTCGACGCTACTAAAGTTGAAAAAGCACAATTATCCGACACACTATCTCAGGCAGTGCTAGAACAAGGCCAAAATCCAAAAGATTGGATTAAAAAAACAGGAGAATCTGTACATTTTCGTTCTCCAATTATGGGAAATCCAAAAAACGGGTTTGTCCAAGTAGATTTTATGTTTTTTGAACAACCTGATTTTGCAAAGTTTATGTTTCGTCAAGATGCAGATAGCACATACAGAGGTGCATCGCGTAATGTATTAATAAACAGCATTGCGAAGTCATTAAACTATAAACTAACGCCGAATCAAGGCATCACAGATAGAGAGACTGGTAAACTGGTAACAAATGACCCAGAACAAATTGCCAAACTCCTATTGGGTTCTAATGCTACAATTGATGAGTTAGGTAGTGTAGAAAAAATACTTGACGCATTAAAAGATGACCCAGAGCGAGAGTCTAAACTAGCGGCATTTAGAGAATATGCTGACAAACAAGGCATTGTTTTTGAACAAAATGTAGAAAATGTAGATGAGGATAGTCCTCACTTTTTGGCTCGGTTGCGTGATAGAATTGTCAATCACGGTATGCAAGTAATAGTTGAGAACGCTAGAATCGATCATCCCGAAGACTTGGTATTTGATCACGGTTCTGCTGGTCTTCAACGAGCAGTGGACGGAATTAAGTCTATTGTATTAAAACCAGAAAATACCACGGTAAAGTGGGATGGTATGCCAGCTATTATATTTGGACGAAAGCCAACTGGTGAATTTATTCTCACAGACAAAAGCGGGTTTTCTTCTAAAAGTTATGATGGGCTAGCGACTAGCCCTGAGCATATAAAGCGGATAATGGATAACCGAAAAGGTGATAGGACTGAACTTGTAAACCTGTATGCCAATTTGTTTCCAATGTTAGAAAAAACTATTCCCAAAGATTTTGAGGGATATGTTAAAGGTGACTTATTATTCTCGGCACGACCACCAGTTGTTGACGGTGCTTTTGAATTTACACCGAATACTGTCACTTACCGAATTCCAACAGATGGTGAATTGGGTAAAAAAGTTGCTAGCAGTCGTGTGGGAATTGCAATACATACTTATATGCCTTATCCCGGCGGAGGTTCTAAACCAATAACGTCTGATGTTTTACAGCCATCAAAAGGTGTTTTAATTCTTGATCCTTCTATTAAAGAACCAAGAAAAATTACGCTTGATGAAAAATCTTTTCAAAATATTGAAAAAGTACTGGCGAATCGCAGTGGAGAAATTGACCGGTTGTTTGACCCACAAGAATTGCGAAGCCGGAAGATAACTAATCTTCCTGCATTAATGAAACAGTATATTAACTCTCGTGTTCGTGATGGTAGTTTAGATAACTTGATTTCAGAGTTCCCAGAGTGGGTCAAACAAAAAGAAACACCCGGGAAAGTATCTAGAATATTTGAATGGTTGCAAGAGAACAAGTATGGTCTAGTTTCTGCTATGCGATCATTCGCCGAAATAACAAAATTAAAAAATGATGTTGTTAGACAACTTGATGGCCAAGCAAACGAAGTTACTGCAACAATAAATGGTAAGCCGGGGCATGAAGGCTATGTCAATGACGGTTTAAAGTTTGTTGATCGTATGCGTTTTTCTGCTGCCAATTTCCAAAAAAATGCGGGTGGGATATCGTGACAGATGATTCTGAACAAGATGACATCAGCATAAGCGATGTAGAAGTACATGATGCCCATGGTGGAGAAGTATTTGGCTCCAAATTTTTAACTGTTGATGGTGTCAAAAAAAGTGGTGTTGATGTTAATATCCTTGGTGATGAAGTATCTATCAGAAATCTCGTTACTTCAGAGGATAGCAAACGAAAAGGTTATGCACGGCGTCTTATAGACGACTTGTTCAGAGAATTCCCCGACAAGATAATAGCAGTCACAGAAATGACTGATGATGGGAAACAATTTTTTGATAAAAACTACAATGTAAACCCAGAAACTAAAGAAATAAAACCTAAAAATCAGTTAAATTTAATCAAAGAACTTAACGAAGCACGATTAATACGACGGTTAGACCGTATTAATGGCAAAGATATTGACGAATTGGGTCGCACATTGTTTAATCATTTGCTAGGATTGCGTGTTTTACATTACGAAGACCCGAAAGCAGCAGCAAAGTACGCAAAAGCCATAATGCGGCACCCTCAATTTAATGGTTTTCGTGTAACTAGTCCAGATATTTTTAATCTTGTAGTTTTTATTCAAAATAAAAATCGTTTTGCAGATAGAATAGAAATTGATAATGCGTTAAGTGTTCCGGAAATGCGACTACGAAGAAACTTGCGAGAAATAGAAAGTGGCAAGATTAATGAAAATGATTATGAAAAAATGATGTTAATCTTACAACGCCAATTAGATGGACTTGGTTCAGCACACTATCAACTACGCAGAGAAACTAACAGTTACCCCAAATTGCCTGACAACCAAAAGGTTCAAGTAATAAAAAGATTACTACTTTTGGTACGCAACCCTGTATTTTTCAGTGACCTTCATATGATTTTAAAACGTGTGGCAAAAGAAAAAGGCTATGTCGTCTAGGCCATAATAAATAAATTTGGCAAAATAAAGGATAATAACAAATGCTCACTGATGACATTGTAGTAAAAGATGACTTTTTTGACAAAGAATTAATATCTCAATTATGGAAAGAATGTTTAGATAACGACCATAAGGGCGAAGATTTTGTTGATCATCATGGAATTTGGAAAGGACACAGAGTCAGTCGTCAACAATTTATTAGACGATATGATGACTTAAACAACCATAACAATAATTATAATTTCTCACCTGCAGTAAAAGAAATAGAAAATATTGTCTTAAATGAATTCGAAGACGGCGTATTTATTAGAGAAATGACATTTCAACAGCTGTATTTGCCATGGGATATACATTGTGATTTAACAAGAGAAGATATAGCCCAAAATAATGCTTGTAAATCTCATGGTATAGAAAATTATACCCCATTTTATAATGTTTTAATTCCACTGCACGATGTTGACAGTAGAACAATGGTATTTCAACAAGAAAGTACAGAATATAACGACTTTTGGAGATTTAAGGAAAACAATCCTAAAGCAGACACGCCAGTAGACAAATCATTGTGGGATGAATATTTGGATATGTGCTGGCCAGATGACCGAGAATGGCTCACAATTAAAAAAATATTGCCAGCACAGAAAGCTGGTCAACTTATTGCTTTTAAACGAAATTTTTTTCATAGTAGTGATAATTTTCATAAAAGAAATATTGCTAGTAAGCATTTTATTCAAATTTTATTAGATAAAAATAATTAATTTACTCTATATTCTTATATTTTTTGCTTTTGTATAAATACTTACAGGACACAAACAGTCCATATACTTAAGGAGATATTAAAATGGCAGGAGTTACAAAAGTAAATCCACAATCCGCAACAGTTAACCCACAGAACCCTACTGAGAACCAGTGGGAAGTTGTTGGTAAAAACATCGGATTTTTCACAGTTGATTACACCAGCGACGTAAGCGGCTCATTGGGCCCAGACGAGGTTGTTGATTCAGTTTATCGTGCTATCCAGCAGTTCACAACAATCATTGCTGCCGGTCCACTATTTGACACTGGTTCACAGCAGACATTTGCTGCAGAGCCTCTACTGCTTTCGGGCGATGCCGATCCAGCAGAGAATGATCAGATTACACAGCTTCAAGCAGCCATTCGGGCTCTTGGCACAGTTGATTCAATCGATCTTAGTTCAGCAACTGTTACAGCAACAGGCCTAGCGATTGCCACCGCCGCCGCTGTTTAAAAACAATTTAAAATAAATTGTTATGAACCCCAAGTTTAATCGCTTGGGGTTTTTTATTGCTTAAATATAACAGATGTTTACTAGCATAAATTGTTATACACTTTTTGATATTACAGATACTGGAATACGTAGTCACATTCGTGCAGCACGATTCCCAATAACAGACAAGCACGGAAATTCGATACAAAATGAAAAAGAATGGGTACAGGCTAGAAATCAACAACGAAATTGGGAAACAATAATACAAATTGTTTCTTTAAGGGCTCAACCACTAAGAATTATCGGTCCAAGAAAAGTAAGTGTTAAATGGAAAAACAGTGACAAAGATGTTAACGCGTGGAAAATAAATTTTGAAGTTGAGCACACCAGTGTTTTTTATAGTACAAACAATGAGTTAGGTGCTCTAATAGACGATGCAGAAGGTGTTCCTATGTTAACTGGGCTTGGGGAATCTGTAAAACTAGAACCATATCTTGTATTGTCAGATAGTTTAGTTAATACATATTTCGAGATAGAAAAATGATAACTACTAACAATGAGGCAGGAAACTGCTTAAGTTTGTGGAGGAGCGGCCATGAATCGTACAGAGAAATCAATTATGGAACCAACTGATCTAGAAAAAAAGAGCTTAGAAACTCATGTGGACTTGTGTGCAACCCGTTATATGTTTTTAGAAGAAAAACTCAATGATGTGGAAGAAAAAGTTGACGCACTAGAAAAATTGACTAAACAAGTACACGAATGTGTAATCAAAAGCAACGAAAAAAGAACAGATCAGCAACTAAAATGGGCTGGCGGGGTAATAGCAATTTTACTAGCGGTATCAGGATGGGCAGTAGGAACACTAATATTAGGGTAAGCACGCTTACTGACAGAGTAATCCGTAATTTGAAACATCTGCGAGATGATTCTCGTAGTTTTTTTGCTCAAAAACTTTTTACTAAGAATGGATATGTTTGGAGGCTCCCCGGCAACTATGAGTTGCGTAAGAGCCATAATGCTGTTGATGTATTCAATGATGCTGAATATATTGCATCATTCTCTAGTATTAGAGTAGCAGCGGCTTGGTGTATTCTATCTGTCTATAACAAAAAAGATGAAACTCGAGTGTTAAAATACCATGATGACAGGAAATATTTTTTAGAAAATAATGTTCTTATTAATAAAAAACAGTTGCAAAAAACCGATAAACTCGAAGACCGAGACATCATCACAGCACGAATCTCTGATGATTATCAAAAATTAAATCTGTCTAAAAAACAAATAGATAAAATGATTAATTTGGCTAAATACTTTCAAATACGAGGATTTGAACATGAAACTTTTTGAACTAGATGCACCCAAGAGCAAACGCGTAGCATCAGTTATGTCATCACACTTTGGCAAAACAGTTGATTTTGACAATGTTACTGTACAAGAGGCACGCACAATGCTGCCAAGAATTAACAAACTCATCACTGAGCATCGTAAAACGCCAAAATTTCATTCTAGTGAAAAAAATCCTGCCTATCTTGAATTGGTTATGCTTGAACAAGCCCTCCGAGACAAAGTTAATGAAGAAGATTTAGAAGAAATTGCCCCTCTAGCAGGTGTAGCAGCAAGGGCAGCAGGTGCGGCAGCTGGATCCGCTGCTGTAAATAAACTAACAAGCAGCAAACATAGAAAAAAACAACATAAAGAAATAGAAGAACAGGACACAATTCCTATCGACATAGCCGCCCCAGAAACACAATCAGTATTAGACAAACTTGAGCGTGGCCAATCATTAAATACAGATGAGCAAAAGATAGCAAACGCCGTAGCAATAAAATCAGCTGATAGCCAGATTGGTGAGTCCCTTGAAAAACTTAATGAAAGTGATATTGAGCAAGCACAGGTTGTTCTCGCTGCCAAAGACTTAGTTGACCGTGTTCAAAAAATGATAGAAGATGTTTCAGAAGTTCAATATAAAGAACTTCCTGCACTAGTTGACCAAACAAGAACAGACTTGGGCACTAGCGAAGCAGAGGCACTACAAAAAAATATCGGCCCAGCACTTGATACCATTATGCAAACACTACAAAGCAGCAAAGAAGAAATGAATACTGGTCTTTCTGCATTAACTGGTGAAGATGTAATGAGCGTCCCCGGTGATGACGAAGCAGACATTGATGTAGAACCATCCCTTGATTCAGACGACGATGTTGACGATATTGATCTAGATCTAGACAGTTCTGATGATGAAGATATAGAATTAGATGATATTGAAGAGCCAGATTTAGAACCAAATCTAGGCAGAGAGCGTCGTTAATGAAGGTTACTGAAGTAACTGGTACAAATAACTCGATTGTCAAACTTACTGCACTTGCTCAATTTGTTTCAGAAAGAAGCAAAGAAGCAGATGCAGAGATTGGCATAAGCATGGATGCTTTTGTTGAGTTAGCACATGACATGGGTGTTTCAGTTACTCGCAATGATATGTATGATTTGGTCAAGCAACCACCACTGAATAACCTAGTTAAAGATATCACCGATAACAAAATAACCTTTCAAGGACAAACGTCGTCACAGGCAACAGAAATGCCAGTTGACCAAGCTGAAAAAATTGTCAGTAAGATGGCAAAACGAGCCTCAAAAATATAATCCTTACTTAAAAGTATTTTACTCTTTCTGATATGGTAAATATTGCCGTATGATTGAGATAACCCAGCAAGCAAAATTTAAACTCCAAGAAAAATTAAACCAGCAAACAGAATCTGTTGGCATTAAAGTCGGTGTGAGAAAGTCAGGCTGTTCTGGATATGCATATGTTATGGAATATATTGCAGAAGATGGGTTAGATAATCTTGTGAAACATGAAATAGATGGGGTTGAAGTTTACATCGATCCCAAGCATAATGTATTCTTAGAAGGAATGACTATTGATTTCCAGAAAAAAGGTCTCAATGAGTTATTTGAATTTATTAACCCAAACGAATCAGCCCGCTGTGGTTGTGGAGAAAGTTTTACCCTGTAATGTCATTACTAAAAAACAAATTTGATTATGAAAAAATATCTCGCGTTAGTATAAACAACGTTCGGTATTATGAAACCCCCACCAAAGATTGTGTGCCAAGCGTTACCAGTGTTCTTGATAAAACAAAAAGCGAAGAAAAACGTTTAGCATTGGAAAATTGGAGACGGCGGGTAGGTCACAAACAAGCCGCTGAAATAACTAGTGATGCAGCTAATCGTGGCACAAGACTTCACAACTACCTTGAAGATTATGTCACAAAAGGTTTTTTAAAAGACAGAACAAGTAATCCATATAGTTGGGCTAGTCATGCGATGGCAGAAACTATAATCGAAAAGGGCATTGTTAATGTAAATGAAGTCTGGGGTGTTGAGGTTCCTCTTTATTTTCCCGGAATTTATGCTGGAACCACCGATTCTGTTGGTGTACACAATGGCGACCCAGCAATTATGGATTATAAACAAAGCAATTCACGCAAAAAAGAAGAATGGATTGATGATTACAAACTGCAATTAGCTGCATATGCTACTGCTCATAATGAGGTATATGAAACAAACATTCGCAAGGGTGTCATTATGATGGCCGTAAAACCAGAAGTTGACAAGCAAAATAATGTAATATCAGAACCGGAATATCAAGAATTTGTTGTAGAAGGAAGTGACTTTGATTACTGGCAACAACAATGGTGGCAACGCCTTGAGTCATATTATAATGAAAACCAAAATGAAAATATCAATTACTGATGTAAAACAAAATTTATATTCAAGATATGATGTAATTTGTTTTGTTGATATAGCAGAGTTAGTAACGTCTCATAAAAAAATTTTCGAAACCCTTGACAAGCATAGAAAAGATGCGTTCAGCCCTGATGAAAAAATAATATTATATAGTTCTGAGTACCTAAACCAAACGTTATTAGATCATATTCAACGGGCAGCAGCAAAAATAGATATTAGTAATTTTTTTATTTTAATCTGTAATAATCAAGATATTTCAGAAAAATTAAAATTATCAAACGAAAAGTATGGTTACGATGACACCCAAATTCAGTCTGAAACAATAAATTTAGATGAAACAAAAAAAGTAAGCACTAAAAATATATTTAAGTTTGATACTATGTGTGCATTTCCCTTTTCAATGGCGATGATTGGGCAAAGTAACACTATGCGACCATGTTGTAAATTCGATGGTTCTATAGGCAACTTGGATAAAGATGATTTTTTGGCTTCTTTTTACGGGGATAGAATTAATGCAATTCGGAATGAAATGAAACATGGCAAGCGACCCGTTGAGTGTAATACATGTTGGGAGAACGAAGATAGCGGAACTACTAGCTTCCGACAACTTGGCTTGCTGAAATATGAAAAATCATTGGATTACGGGTGGTTAGATGATACGAAAATAAGAGATCTTACAATATCTCCTTCTAATATTTGTAATTTTAAGTGTAGAATATGTGATCATTATAGTAGTTCAGCAATTGCTACCGAAAAAATAAAAAATTCTGATTCGGAAAAAGAAATTAAGAAAATTAAAGACATATTAAAATATAAATTATCTGATAATAAAAAGAATAAAATTCTTAATATATTAGATCAATCCGCCGAAACAATTGAGTTTTTGCATATTTTGGGTGGTGAGCCATTTTTGTATCCACACCTTGAAGAAACTCTTGATACTTTAATTGAAAAGGGCTATGCAAAAAATATAGCTTTGGAATTTAATTCTAATGGCAGTGTATTCCCTGAACATTTAATTAATAAATTTAATAAATTTAAATCTGTAGAAATTTTATTGAGTATAGATGATATAGGTAAAAGATTTGAAATTCAGCGTGGCGATTCATGGGCAACAATATATAAAAATATCCAAAAATTTGTCAATATGAATTATAATAACATATCTATAAAAATGGCAGTCACTGTTAATATACAAAATTTAATGTATCTGGATGAAATTTATAGATTTTTTAATAGCATCGAAATAGATATAATATGGTGGTATCTTGAACACCCATATCACTACTGTATTGATAATATTAACAAAAAAACACAAACCAAAGTTATAGAAAAATATTCACAACATCCTGAAAAAGAGTTGAGAAATATAGCAGAACGAGTCAAATCTAATACCCCGGTATTAAACAATAAATTTTTAGAAGAGTGCAAAAAGTACGACACTATCCGAAATCAAAGTTTTTTTAAATATCATAAAGAGATAGTAGATTTGATGGCCGAAAATCAATTTGATGACCAAATCACTAAATACTAGATAATTGGAATTATCATAAATGGCAATAGTTCAGATATCTAGAATTACACACAGAATAGGTCTTAAAGAGAACCTTCCTCAATTAGATGGTGCTGAGTTTGGTTGGGCTGCAGATGCACAAGAACTCTACATAGGCAATGGGACAATAGATGAGGGTGCCCCAGCAATAGGTAATACACGCATTCTAACAGAACGTGATGATCTATTAAATTTCGCTACAAGTTATATATATCGCGGGGAAGCAGGTGGATATACGGTTGAAACCGGCCCAGACTCAAACGAAGATGTTGAGCGTTCTTTGCAACGAAAGCTAGACGATTTCGCATCAGTTAGAGATTTTGGTGCCCTAGGTGATGGCATAACTGATGATACTGCCGCCATAAATCGTGCATTATTTGAATTATATTGTCGTGATACAGACACACGGGTTAGGAGAGCATTATTTTTTCCAGCCGGTGTATATCGTGTTACAGATACCGTATTAATACCGCCCTATGCCAGACTTGTTGGTGAAGGTGGAGAAAGCTCTGTAATACAATATACGAGTGATGATTCTTCACTTGCGGATGCTGTGGTCAGAACATGCGGCAATAATTTAGAGACCGGCACAAATATCTCTACGGCTGAAATCACACCTCAATATATTGAAATTGATTCTTTGTCTTTTCATACTACCGACGATATATCTATATTTTTAGCAGATCGAGTACAACACCTTGAGTTTTCAAATGTTGTGTTTAGGGGTGAAAAAGGTATTGGTGATTTTGGTGGAACAATATCAGAGCAATCTGCATTAACATTTGATAGTGGTACAGGAATCAATACCACAGTAAAAGATATTATTGTAGACCGATGTGGTTTTTATAATTGTAACTACGGGGTTCGTGTCTTTGGGACTATTGAAGAAATTGAAAAAGTCACTGTAACTAATAGTGAATTTGATACACTTTATTCTGGCGTAGAACTTAATCCAAATAATACCGATAGTCAATTTTGGCCCGAGGGATTTAGAATTGCATCCAATAGTTTTGATAAAATCTATGCTCGTGGAATACATTTTTTCCGCACACAATACAGTGTTTCTGTTGGCAACGTGTTCTTTGATGTTGGTAATGAATTAAACACCAATGCTGATCCCACTGACGCATCTTTTCCTGTTATTGATATTGCAGAGTCAAACAATGTTAGTTGGAGTGATGTATTCAAACGCAAAGAAAACGCTGACTTTGAAAGGGTAGCAATCTCTTCAGACGCAAGAATAATTGCTAGTGAATCTGGTGATCGTATTCGCTTAGGACAACTCGCACAAGAGAGTACAATCGATGTTAATGTACCAATTGATACATCAACTGTAGAAGTAGCAACTATAGATGTTAGTGAAATTGATTCGTTCGATATTCGATATAGAATAAAAATACCTAGTGTAGATGAGGAAGAAATTGGTGGCGTGAAATCAGGTATATTATCTATTACTAAAGATTTTTCAGGAACAACACCAATATATAACGATGAATACGCAGAATCTGGTGATACAAGGGGATTCTATTTTATTGTTGAGCAACAAGAAACTATAGTTGCCTCTACTGTTATCGATGAAATTGTCATAAGTTTTTCAACAGCATCAAGCGGTTCTTCTCAAGGCACATTCCGTTATTCCCTCAGTTATTTTGACTAATGAATTGGCCACATCTTTATGAAGACCGGCTACGAGAATGGAATGACCTTAGGCAAAATTGTCAAGATTTGCCATTTGAGGAATGTCTTCTTCAAATAAATGACTGGTGGATGCAAGCTCCACTATCTACTCAACACATTGCTTGGGAGGATTGGGATGAATGGCCCAACCCTTGGGATTTATTGTCCGACAACACGTGGTGCGAATTAACCCGTTCTATTGGAATAGTATATACGTTAGGATTGCTTTTTAGAGAGGATATAGAAAGCGTATATATTATTGATTCTAATGAAGGTATTGTAGTTGAGGTACTCCCTGCTAAATATTTCCTAGGTTACTGCTATGGTGATCTTAATGGCGTTGACATACAACATCTAGTGGTAGATCGTAAAATCAACGCAAAAAATCTTAAGCACTATAAAAATTATTAAGTATCTTGAATGTTGTCCTTTGCCGCCCTCCGGTATTAGACATTATCCAAGAAGCCCAAACTACGCACTAAAATTAGGAGAATATTTAAATGCTATTTGAACAACAACTATCGAGAAAACCAGACCATTATCCTTGGACAAAACAATTCATTGATGCCATATGGAGTGGATTTTGGACACCAGATGAGTTTAACTTTAGAAGTGATTACTCACAATTCAAGACAGATTTAACAGAACAAGAACAAGAGGTTGTTGTAAGAGCACTATCAGCAATTGGACAGATTGAGGTTGCTGTGAAATCATTCTGGGCAAATGTAGGCACACACCTTCCACACCCTTCAATCAATGATTTAGGCTATGCTATGGCTAACTCAGAAGTCATTCATAATATGGCTTATGAGAAGTTGCTTGATGTTCTTCATCTTACTCATGTCTTTGAAGAGAACCTAAATGAAGAAGTAATCAGAGGCAGAGTCAATTATCTTAGAAAATATAATGAAAAGGTTTATGAAAACGACCGCAAGCAGTTTATCTATTCAATAATTCTTTTTACGCTATTCGTTGAAAATGTTTCGCTATTCTCACAATTTTATATTGTGATGCACTTTAATAGAAATCGTGCTGTACTAAAAGATGTGGCACAGCAGGTGCAGTATACTCGCAATGAAGAAATGCTTCATAGCCAAGTTGGTATTAAGTTAATTAACACGCTCCGCGAAGAGTACCCAGAACTTTTTGATCAAGAGTTAGAAGATAGAATTGCACACGAATGTCTAGAATCTATTCAGGCAGAAAGTCGAGTCATTGACTGGATGGTAGGAGATTATGCTATTGAAGGTCTTGATAAAGATATCCTCAAAGCATTTGTCAATAAGCGAATGAAAGATTCACTTGACCAAATAGGTTTTGATAGCTCGATGGTAAAATATGATAAATCTTTAGTAGATAAAACATTTTGGTTTGATGAGTCAACATTAGGCTCAACAATGACAGATTTTTTCCAAAAACGACCAGTCGAATATTCAAAGGGTCAGGGAATTTCTGCAGACGAACTGTTTTAACCGGAAGCCATAATATAAAAGAATGAACTATTTTGATTACAATAAAACAAAGGAGATACACATGGGGTTTGACTGGCTAAACAAAGATTCACGGACATTTTTGTCTCGTGGATATCTGTCGAAGGGGCAATCGGCAGAAGATCGTATTAGAGAAATTGCAGATAAAGCCGAGCAGTTTCTAGATGTAGAAGGATTTGCTGATAAATTTTACGATTATATGGGCCGTGGTTTTTATAGCCTGTCATCCCCTGTTTGGTCTAATTTTGGCAATAATAAAGGATTGCCTATCTCCTGCAATGGAGCATATGTTGGAGATGAAATTTCTAAAGTAATGGATAAAGCCAGTGAGGTTGCAATGCAAACCAAGCATGGTGCTGGCACCAGTGGGTACTTTGGCGACATACGCCCACGTG